TTGTATTAATAAATCTGCTCTTTGCTCTGCTCTATTAGAAACCTGTCCTTGTTTTGCAATAAGAGAATCTAGGTTTTTATTTACATTACCAACCCCTTTATCGATGCTATCAATTCTAGCATCAGGTTTTTCTTTTTTGTCCCTTTTGGTTATAGGTTTCTGAGGAGGTGTAGGTTTTTTATCGTCTGCCATTAGTTAATCCTAGTCTGGGTTACTGTCGCCGTGTTCTTTCGCGGCACTACTTACATATAGTCCAAACCAAGCAGCTCCTGCTCCAACAAGAATTGAGATCAATCCTGATTGTTCTAGTGTTGGTGTTTCTAACTCCATGAACCAGAATGTAGAGTAATATAATAAGTACATGTATATACTTAAGAATAGTCTTGGGATAATTCTCCAAGCATCTACGGTTTTACCTAAGAAGACCCATTTTTGCCATGGATTCTTTCTATCGTTTGTTGTTAGTTCAAATATCTCTTGCTTAAGATCCCCGATTTCACTTACCATAGACATAAACTTTTGAAGGTCTATTTCTACTTCGTTACGAGACATGTCACCTTGAAATCTATCTTGATCTGCCATACTACTTCCTCATTTTTTGTTGCTGTTGTTGCAGCCTTTCGTTCTCTTTCTGGATATGTTCCTGCAAGAGAGCTATGTAAATTTCCCTCTCCCATGGCAGCATTCCTTCTAATTCAGTTAGCGAGTAACCGTGGTGCTGCATCATCGCAAAGTTCGTCTTGTAATGGTTTACAAGATTCTCATGCGAGAGGCCTAGGTAAAAAAACTTTGGAGACCTTTTAACTCTAAATTATTTTCTTTACCACACTTAACACATTTATACTCTGCATTGTGAGTTAGAGTAGGGATGTTTTCAAAGTAAGAAGATATCTTTTTAAATTGAGCACTGCTTAAATTTTCAATAAAAGCAACAATCGATTCTCTGGGTTCTTCTTTACAATCATAAACACCTTGCTCATCAAAAATTGTGTCCATACAATCGATAATTAAATCAAATGCTCCTTCAGAACTTTGAAGGAATTCTTCTTCATATTTTTCTACATCCACTATTCCTGGATATCTAAGCGTAACGCCTATATCCTTATCTATAATAACTGTATTAGATTCTGGAAGATCTGTAAGATTTATTTCTTCTAAATTAATTTGAATAGGTGTAACTGCGTTACATTCTTTATCCAAACATTTTAGTTCTAAATCAACTATCTCTCCTACAGACTTGGAACGTAAAGCTAAGAAAAGTTTTTCAGTATCAAATGTTGTAAATCTATCCATGTCTATATTTTCAAACACACATGCTTTAATAACATCTTTTAAAGTTCTAATAATCATCTTTTGATCTTTCGATTCTAAAGCAATCATTAATAATTTCTCTTCCCCTACATTGTAAGGTCTATATTCTATTTCGGTTCCTGTTGACGGGATTACCGTCTTATAACGTGAACCATTCACTACTGGCAAAGCCATATTCTTCTCCTATATAATAGTATTAATTGCGCTTCTTATTGCTGATCCTGTAGAACTCAAAGGTCCTTCAGGTACGAATTTATCGTATGCAAAAGTTACACTCATTTCAGATACAGAACTTTCACTAGAGTTATCTAATGCGATACTTTCGTAACTCACTGGATAAGCCTTTAAAAGCTTAACCCCGTAAACGGGAATATTCTTTTGATTCAGTTGCTGTATTATCACGTCGACAGAATAATCATTCTTAAATCCTGCGACATATGATTCGGTATTAAATATGCCAGATTGCCATCTTTCGAGCACATTTCTCATATAGTAATCATTTGTTAAATGAAATGTCATAGTGACATTTTCATCAATGAAAGTATATGGGTAATCGTTTTGTTGTCGGTCATGGTCATGTTGGAATGTAGAAATTGTTCTACCTGGTATATTAACTGATTTACATAAGATAGATATATCCCTTGGATCGTTAAGTAAGTTACCAGCACTAAATGTTCCTGACACTAATGAGCCGAGTATTTGTTGTGGGTTTATATTAAGTAAAGACATAGCAGGCGGGGCAAAGATTACGTTAAATCTATTTGAAGGAGCTAATCCGCCTTTCTTTGATATTGTTGATTTTAAATTTTCAATATTCATTATTACCCTCTGATGATTTTATTAGAATCAGCCCAAACTGCAGCTTTACCTTTTTTCTTAAATTGTTCTGTTGGTAGAAATATAGCTATTTCCCATTCTGCCATTGGAACACGAACTATTTTCGACTTAACATGAGAGGTTAGATAATGCTTAAAGCAAGGTTTAAATTCTTTGTATTTCTTACTTGATGCTAATAAATTATATCTAGCTCTTATTTTACTTTTGTCTGTTATTTTTTTTGGTGCTGTTTTCATTAGCTCATCTAGAAACTTAGCTCTAACTCTTGGATTTAAATAATGTAAATTTAATCCATAGAATCCACCTGGGGCTGGTTCAACCATTAATATTAATGGGAATCTATCGTAATAAGGTAAAGTATCTTTTCCTTTTGGATCATAAAAATACATGTACATATTACCCCAGACTGCTTTTGTTACTGGATCTAATGCACTATCTTTTAAAAGAGATGTTCTATTCACCTGTCCTAGTTTCTTAACGTTGTTCTGAAACCATTTCTTACTGTCATCTGTTCGAGCTGTTATCCCAGCTCGGAATGCGTTAAGTTCTAATGTATCGAATAAACTAGCCATAGTACTATTTATGTTAACCTTTTAGTAGTTTGATGCCTAAATTCTTTAAAGTATCTTCTGTCCATACTTGGAACTTCCATCCTTTATGTTCTGCAAAATGTGTAGCAGCTTCCCATTTATCTGTGTTCTTTATATAAGTCATTATATCTTTTGTATGCTTTTTACTTTTACGTGCTGGCTTTTTAGGTGGTACAGTTTGGCTTTTAGGTTTAATTTCAATTAGAAATACCTCACCATTTTTCATTTCTATTAATAGGTCAACAAAGTAACGATGTATTCTTCCATCTACTTGCCATTTATATGGTATAACTACCTCTTCACTGTTCCAAAACTTGATGTTTGGATTCTCTTCGCACCATTTAAATGCCTGTCTTTCCCATAAAGAACGGTATACAATCTTGCTAGCATCACCTGCATACTTAGATTTGTTTTTAATTGTGTATTTGCCTTTGTAACTCATATAAATAAACCTATAATAATTAATTTTATACAGGTATTTATATGTCACAAATATTAACTTTTCCAAGAAGCTTAAGGTCATCAGCAGATGATAACATGCCGCACATAGGATTTTCACTTACGGGAGCTCATAAACCTAAAACTACAGAGATAGAACGAGTTCATTTGTTTATGACTTCTGGGTTTACTGTAAAAGATGGTGCTTCATTTTCTGGATTAGATCTAGGTATGTTAAATGCTGCTAAGGTAGTTACTGAGAATAAAAAACTAGGTGATAACGCAAAGAAAACAAATGAGCTTTTTAGTAAAACCGATAAAACAGTAATGGGATTAAAAGCTATTGAAGGTCTTACAGGTGACGCAGGGGGTTTATCTGCAAAAGCAGCCATGGAAGCTGGAGTTGCTTTTAATCCACAAACAGCATTAGCATTCGAAGGTGTATCATTACGGGATTTTGATTTTACATTTAAAATGGTACCGGAATCAAAAGAAGAAGCAGAAGATTCTCGTAAAATAGAAAATTGGTTTAGAAAATACATGTACCCAGAAAAAGACGGAGCGTATGCTTTAAAGTATCCTCCTAAGTTTAAAATACAATTCTTTAAAGGTGAAGAAGAAAATAAATTTATGCCAATGATTCATGATTGTTATCTTGCCGGGGTATCGGTGAATGTAAACCCAGACGGTAATTCGTTCTTTATTGACGGACAACCAACAGCAATAGAATTAGCTTTAAGTTTCTCAGAGTCCAAACAACTTACAAGAGGAGATCTTTATAACAAAAGTACAGGTTCAGGGGATCCAGAATATGATTATAGCAGACCTGGTTCATATCCAGAAAGCAAAGCAGAAGGTAAATCGGAGTAAACTATGGCATACTTTAAACAATTTCCTAAGGTACAATATGATTTTGAACGCAACGGTATAGTTCAAAACGTAGTTAACATTTATAGATCTGTTAGACCTTTACAAAACTTTATAGACAATTCAACCGCATATACTTTTTATGAAATTAAAAATGGTGAAAGACCAGATATTGTTTCCCAAAGGTTATATGATAACCCAAATTACTATTGGACATTTTTTATTATTAATGAGATTTTGCATGATGGAATGAGAGCATGGCCAATGAGCCAAGAAGATTTATTTGATTATTTAGTAGTTGAATACGAAGGATATGTTATTAATACAAATCCGGTTATTGTTAGAAATACAGATAACATTATTACAGAGTTTAAAGATTCATTAGCTGGATCAGTACCTAATGCTTCTAACGGGGCATTTAACCTAGGAGAAACTGTTACTGGTTCTATATCTGGATTCAGTGGAACACTTACTAAAAAGAACGTAGACTTAAATCAATTAATACTTCAGAATGTAAATTCGAATGCTCCTCTTGGAGATCCAGATGCTATATCCGGAGGTACTGAACTATTCGTTGGTCAAACATCAGGCGATTCAATCTCTTCATTCCAAGCTTTTCCGTACGCAGAAGCACCACATCATTATTTCCTTACTGGGGATAAAGAGCAAAGACAATTAACAAATGCACAATTTATACAAGGTGGAGAAGCTTCCTCCAATTTATCTTATCAAACAAATAGATCTTACATTAATGAATTAAATGATAAAAGGTCCAGCATACGGGTGGTTGATCCCAAATTTATAGATCAGTTTGCAGAAGAATTCGAGAAAATATTAAATGCCTAGTTCAAGTACAAGATCGGTAGATGGAAGCGATGGTAATATTTCTCCAGATTCGTATGAATTAAAAGAAGTAATCTTTCATTCAAACGCGCGAAAAAGAATAGACATAAAAGCTTATATCCAAAAGATTGAGTTGTTTGAAAATATTAATAGTCCTTTCATAGAAGCTGTTGTTTCTATACAAGATGCTTCTAGCTTTTTTGAACAACAAAAAGTAACTGGCGACGAGTCAGTAGATATAAAAATAAAAAGAACTCCTTTAGACGGAACAAAAGAAAAAGTTTCAGAGTTTAATCTTAAATTTAAAATTGCTGAGGTATTTAATTTTCTTAGAGATGGTCCTAGTGTTCAATTCTATAAATTTAGATTAGTATCAAAACATCTTTACACTAACCAGGTTAAATCATTACAAAGATCTTTTCAAGGATCAATCGGTAAATTAGTAAAAGATATTTGTAAAAAAGATTTGCATGTGTCTAAAGCAACTATTAATAGTGATACAAAAGACATTATCAAAGGGGTATATCCAACAATAAAACCAATTCAAGCGATTAATTGGTTATTAAAAAATGCATTTGATAACGGTACACCTTACTTTTTTTATGAAACATTAAACAATGGGTTACAATTTAATTCATTGGAAAACTTATACGAGAAAGAGGTATATGAAACATATGAATTCTTGCCTTACTTCGATCATGATGTTGGTACAAGTGATTCATATAATGAACAAAGAGCAAGAATTGTAGGATTCGGTTCTGATTTTAATATGGGTAAATTAAATGACGTAGGCGAGGGCGCGTACGCGAGCACGCTTCACACGCTTGACCTTGCAACTAAAAAGTATACTAAAACATTCTATAACTACGATTCATCTAAACCTAAAACAATAAGTAAGAATAAACCATTTAGTGATAATAAAGCAATTGATCGTAGAAAGTATGGTGAGTTAAAAGAAGCAAAACATTTTTTTGTATCTTTAAATTCGGGGGCTTATCCTTCACATAAAAATTATCATTCCCCAGCATTTACTACAATATTAAAATCAGAATCCCATTTACAAACATTAGGATTTAATACCCACGAAATATCTCTTCCAGGGGATTTTGGATTACAAGTAGGAAATAAGGTTCATATAAAAATGATAAAGCCAACAACAATAGAAGATGCAGACATGGACACAGTTATGTTGGATAAATATAATTCTGGAGATTACTTAGTAACAGGAATAATCCATACCTTTAATAATTTTTATACGATGCTAGTTACTATCCAAAGGGATTCAACCGAGGTAAATGTCGATGCGTGATGATCAATTTGTAGATGGAACTTTTACCTGGTTCATAGGTGTTATAGAAGATGTAATCGATCCAAAGAAAAGAAATAGAGTTAAAGTAAGATGCTTTGGTTATCACACAGACGATAAAGGTATATTACCTGTTGTTGATCTGCCGT